TAAAACCTGCCATTTTCATTGCTCCAATATCAAACCCGGCGAGTTTGAGTTCATATTCCACTTTCTGAACTTCGGTCATGTTTGAGGTTATCTGCTTTTCTGCCTGCTTTACTTTTCTGGTAATATCTTGTATCATGTTCTTTGTCACCTGTTCTTTATTTCCATCCGGGCCGTTACGCCCGTTTTATACTACTACTACGCACTCATTACTTATATATGTTACTATTCGTAACGCTAAAAGTTACTAATAGCAACACTTAAGTACTTTAAGCGTGTATACTTAGCTATGCCATTAAAACAGATACGGATCAACGGGCACACAGTAGAAGAACTAAGAACAAAAGGCAAGGACTTCGGAAGTCCGACGGATGATGTAATAATTAGATTGACTCTTGCGGAAAACGAGAAGCTTACTATCGAAAACAACTATTTGAAAAGTGTGAAATCGGAAAACGAGTGTTTAAAAACGAGGATCAAAGAACTTGAGGGTAAGCTTGCTGAATGTAAAAAGAAGGACGTGGAATAAATGAAAGAATTCAGTGAATTTGAGAAAGAAGATCAGAGATTAATCTGTGAAGCAATGAGAATTAACAACGAACTGGTACTTAATCCAATGATCGGGAAAGTGCCTCCAACACATGGAGACTTCATGAGATGTATTGAAAACATGTCTTTTGAAGCTAAAGAGTTTTTAATTGAGGAATTGAAGAAAGGACTTCCTGAAGAATATAGATAAATCGGGGATTAAAACGATGCAAACACTCGACGAAATGCCCCACGAACAGGTAGTAGCACTTGCAAAAGCATTTGAAAAAACGATATGCGGGGAAATAATAGGAATGTGTGATCCAATATGGGACCAGTTGGGAAAGGACGGACTGTTGTATTATGTGGGCGTTATGGAAAAAATGAGGATAAGTGTGGGATAGGAGGAATAAAACCATGATAGGCGAACACTACACAGACGAAACAAACGAATCAAGGGAGTCAATCCCTATAATAGTTTGCAGACTTGAATACACATGCAAACGGTGTGGTAAGACATTCCAAGATATAAGCATCCCACTTAGAGGTTATGATTCTGAAGTTGGAATAATGAATGATGCACTGATCAAACAGAAAAGGGACGATCCTTATTACCCCCAAGACGTTGAGCTTGTAACCTCTCATTTTTGCGGGGATGGGTTCGGAATGGCTGAATATGTAGGGCTGACATTTAAGAGGAGTGTATAAATCAATGGCAACATACGCGCAGATAGTTCAAAAAATCGCAGATCATCACAATGCAATCAGATTTCAGAAGTTTCTTGATGATGTTCTTGAAGTTCGATTCGGAGAAGGAGGGGAACCGGAATGAAAGTATACGAATCCATGATTGAAAAAACAAAGCGCACCCTCAGGGTAGATGGTAACCTTGCAGAAATGGACATCATGGTCCTACAGGAAGGCAAGTGGAAAAAACATGTATCTATGCGTTACACCCCAGAAATCATTAAGACGTTGGGGTTTGAAACGTATGAGGAATTCATTGCATGGAAAATTAATAGAAACGGGATGGAGGAAGTAACACCATGACAGATATCTTTGAATCTCTTCGAGACCTCATCCAAAATTTAGAAAATATGTTCTCGAAAATAATTACCTCAATTGAAAATCTGAACAACCATAATCAAATAGATCATCAGGTTTTTTACAAAACGCTGATAAAACTTGAAAAAGAAAACAACGAACTGAAAAAGAGAATCGAGAGGCTGGAGATGGATCACACCCATGAATAACTCATCTACAATCATAAAAAAGCAGGCTGACATAAAGGCTGATATAAAAGACCTCCTCGCGCAACTCAAAGTCATCGGGAACGAAATCAACGCGCTTACAATCGAATGGGATTCATCTGATAGAAAAACAGGGGATACACGGATCACAGGGGCGTATATACAATTCAATGAACTTTTGAATCAGATCCACGCTAAAAAACAGGAGCTCAGGATCTTGAAAGGGGATGCACAGCCGGGCCGTGTGCCTGTATGGAAGGGGCATCAGGAAGAAATCGGATTGGAATGTTTTTGAGGTTGTAAAATGATAATCCGAAAACGAGACATCACAGAACTAAATAACAGAATAACATCAATCGAAGCCGATATCAAAAAGACAAAATCAGATATAAAAACAAGAATGGGAGAAATAAGAGACAATAAAATAGAGATTGATGAAAAATTAAGTGAGGTTCGAATACTCAGAGAAAAAACCCATGAAACCGTTGTGGATATAAAAGAATGTAAAGAGTATCTGAGGTCCAGAGAATTTCAATTAAATGAGTTGAAATCTAAATTATCTCAGATCAGTGGGCCAAAAGAGACTAAAAAACCGTGGGATGATGAGAGGATTGAGATAAAACTTGAATGCTTCTGAGGTGATACAAATGCCACAAATTAGAATCACAGTCTCAGACTTACAAAAAGAATTCCTTGAACAAAAATCCGAAGAATGCGGATGTTCTGAAGAAGAATTCATCGACATCCTGATCTCAAGAGACATGAAAACCGACTGTAGGTATATTGAATTCCTCGACGAGGGTGCTGGATGTAGTCTAGATGGGGATTGTTGCAACCACTTTATTGGTTGGGGTTCTGGCCCTGAATGGTTAAGGGGGCACGAATGCGAGAAAGTAATTGATTATAAGGGGGATTTATCGGATTTGGATAAGCAGAGGGGAATATAAATGAAACTCTCAATAATCCCCTCTAAAGAATATCCTGAATCTCTGAAATACACACGGCATGAACTTAAAATTCAGGATTGGGTAGCTAAAGAAAAAGAGATATTCAATCGGCAAAAACAAGAAGTTGAGATAATAGATGAGTCTGAACTCGCATATCAGATTAAATTTAAAAATGGAGTTCAGGAAGAAATATGGATTCCTAAATCGCAGTGCAGGATTATTGAAAGAAAAGAAGTATCATTCGATAGGTTCGCATGAACGGTAAAAATCACGAACGTCTAAACACTCTCCCGCTCCCCCTCGTGGCTCTCTATCTTGGGTACTACCACTCAGGAACCCTCATTGAATGTTTATTCGCGGCTGGATTCCTGGCGAGTTGGTGGGTACATACGAAATATATTACTCCTGATTTGGATACAAAATCGAGAGCTACAAAGAGGCTCTGGGTGCTGGGGTGGGTCATTAATAAAATCTTCAAACATCGGGGCCTACTACACAGTTTCTTTTTGTGGGCTGTGATCTTTGTAGTTGAATATTATTGCCTTGGATGGTGGACGGCTGGCGGTGTGTTTCCGATTGTGAGCCATCTAGTGACTGATAAATTTTAAGGAGCATGGGGCTGAAACATGAATACAGATTATCTAAAAATGTGCAAATCGGCAAATGAAATACAAGAACTAAAATTAAAAAGGGAATTTGAAGAATTTACAGAATACAGATATAATAAAGGCGACACGATAGAATATTACGGCACGGTAACAACACTTGAATCCGATTGGAGTGATTATATAAGTTGTTCAGAGTTGTCATATCCAAAATCCGTATTCTGGCTTCCAGCATTTGAACAGCTTCTAAAGCTATTTGATCCCAAAGACGATTTCTTCTCAATTCTCCACTTCTCGAATTTCCTACAAGACAAAATGACCGAGGATCATGGTTACGGGCTTCTTTTCCCTACAAAAGAAATGATTGCTTTATCATTTATAATGGAACGAAAATTTAATGTTAAAAGTGGGTGGAATAGGAATTCCCGCGGGCAGTTAGACGGAGGATGGATTCGTTAATGAGTTTGAGGGAAGATCGAGAGAAAACAGAATACTCCTCTTGGATTGAAATTCTTAAAAAACAGACTGCTGTACTAAGGAAATGGATTCGCAGGCAGAATGGATTCTAAGAGTTCACCACGTCATTTCTATTCACTTTTTTTAAGAGCCTGATACAAATACCTTACCCTATCTATAATATCCTCTCCACGGGGCTCATAATTAGTTCACTTTTGAACAACTATTTTTAAATGAATCCTGTGTAAAATATACAAACGTTTATATTTTTTGAAGTGTATATAACCATATACATGAAATCTAAACTAACCCCTGCACTACAAAAGAAAATTGGCTCTAACATAGTCCTGGGGATGCCCTTAAAGTACGCTGCCGAAGTCTCCGGGATCTCCGAGAAGGCGTTTTATAACTGGATGAACGAAGGAGAGAAGGCTAAGAGCGGGAAATTCTATGATTTTTATAATTATATTACTGAGTGTAAAGCTAAGGCCATTCAAACGCATCTCCAGCTAATTACTAAATCTGCACGAGAAGGGAACTGGCAGGCTTCTGCTTGGATGCTTGAGCGCAGACATTCAAAATATTTTGGAAGACAGGATAAACTAGAGCTTGATGCGAATTTAAATCACTCTGGAAAAATTGATATTAATACTCTTTCTGATGAACAATTAATTGAGATTATCAACAATGAGCCTTAAAACGGAAGCCGCCGCTAGACTTTTACAACGAAGAAAAGCAAGGTCCAATATCTTAGATTATACCCATTTCACGATGGATGATTTCAGAGAAAGCTGGCATCACCGTAAAATGTTTTCATTATTAGATCAGTTTGTAGATAAGGAAATCACACGATTAATTATAGATCTACCTCCACGACATACAAAATCAGAAGCAGTTTCGCGAAGACTTCCTTCTTTTATTTTGGGTAAATACCCAGACGCTAAAATAATTTCGTGTTCTTATGGTGCTGATCTTGCAGGAATGATGAATAGAGACGTTCAGAAGATCATCGATAGTACAAAATATCATGAAGTTTTTCCAAACACTCGTTTAAATACTTCTAATATTAGAACAGTTGCAGGAACTTTTTTAAGAAACTCTGATATATTTGAAGTGGTGGGGTATAAGGGAGTATATAAATGTGCAGGTGTCGGGGGAGCGATCACCGGCTATGGAATGGACTACGGCATAATTGACGACCCAATTAAAAACAGGGCTGAGGCTGAAAGCCCTACCTACCGTGATAATATCTGGAATTGGTATCAAAGCACATTCCGATCCAGAAAACAAAAAAATGCAGCTATTCTGATTACAATGACTCGATGGAATGAGGATGACCTGGCTGGCAGGCTTTTACAATTAGCTGAAGACAACCCAAAAGCTGATCAGTGGGAAGTATTCTCATTACCTGCATTAACAGACGATGAACCTATAGCAGATTACGATGAACGCACAGGACCAGGGCAAGCTCTTTGGCCGGATGAATTTTCAGTGGATGATTTGTTAAGTACAAAAGCTTCACTGACGGTTTATGAATGGCTCTCCCTATATCAACAACGCCCAAGCGCAGCCGCAGGCAACCTTGTTAAAAAAGAACAATTCAAATACTGCTCCCTCGTCGGTGACATTCTCGACCTCGGAGATAACAATCAATACCTAAAATCGCAGTGTAGAATATTCCAAACATGCGACCCAGCAGCCTCAACCAAAACAAGCGCGGACTATTTCGCGTTGGGGACCTGGGCGCAGACTCCAAAAAATGAACTTGCCCTGATTGATTTGATTCATACGAGGCTGGAAACTCCTGATCAGGTATCATTATTCAAACAGCAGCATTTAAAATGGAAACCTGTCAAACAGTGGGTAGCTACCCGCGGATTAGGTATCAGTCTCTTCCAAACACTGAAAAACGAAGGGCTCCCGGTCGATGGTATCCAGGAAGACACTGATAAAGTATCAAGATTTATTCCTGCTGCGACTAGAATTGCTACCGGATCGGTCTACTTTTTGGATACATTACCGGGATTACACGATTACGAAACAGAACTTTTAGGTTTTCCGAATGCTGCACATGATGATAGAGTGGACATTACTTCTATGGCTGTTCAGGTAGTCATCGAGAATCCGTTTAGTGGTGGGAAGGCGGCTAAATCTCCCGTACCATCGAGGGAGCACCGGTCTAATAGATGGGACACTAAGAGAGTTCCACAATTCTAATAATATAATTCTCTTTTACATACATAATAATATATAATTGTTGTAACAATATATTAGTACATATGCCTTCTACTACTGAAACAGTCCGTGTCCCATCTGACACAAAAACACAAATTAAGAAACGCAGCATTGAACAGGGCCTCTCGGAAGGGGAAATCGTAGCTCAACAGTTTGCTATTACTCCCTCTGCAAAAACAGTATCACTGAGAAAAGGAGCAACGAGAGAGCAGGGTACAATATTTGTCTCAAGTGCAACCGGGAATATCTATACAAGCCCTAAAATCACAATAGATAAAATCCGTGAGCTCTTGCAGAATCCTTATATTGTTTCAAAATTAGAAAAACGGACGATTACTTTTTTTCCTGATCGAGTGAAAATCGAAGCCCTTGACCCTAAACAAAACATCGACCCTGATGTAACTCAGATCATGCAGAACATGTGTGAATCTGAGGATGTTAGATTATCTGACAGAATAATGCAGGGGGATGCAAGTGCTTACTGTTATGGATTAGGCGTGTATAATCCAGTTTGGGGGCGGTCAGGAGGAAAGATTGTCCTTAAAAAATTAAGACATCTTCCAGCTTGGTCTTTTGCGACTCCTCCTGCAACAAGGGCAACTTATGAAACATGGAGTTCACTACTTCAGGGGGTTATTTTAGGCGCAGATGGGACCCCGGAATACTGGCAAAGGAAGACTTCTATTTCGTTGGAGACTGAATTAATTGATAACGTGATGATTGTCAGAGATCCTAAAGATGAGTCTCTGGCAGGTGACTCCGATTTAATCCCTCTGGTGTCTGTTATTGAAATGATTAAATTTGTTCTCAATACCGAAATGCAGGTAATTAACAGAGCCGGAGCACCTATATTTTTTGTAAAAGTTGAAAATCCTAGAAGTGCGGATGATCCTGTATGTGATGGTGTTTCAGATATTGAGTTTGCGCAGATTATAGCAAAAAACGCAGACAAAGACAATACGTTTGTCCTCCGGGATAATATGACGGTAATACCTGTACCGTTTGATCCTAAAAAAGATAATCTAGCAACTGAAGCAACATTAAAAGCTGTTATAGACGACTATTTTTCAATCTCGAATCAGATTTCAAAGAACGGGACGTTAATAGGCGGTTCTGCAATTCCAGAATTCAAGCTATTAACTCAGGCAATTAAGGGCCGCCATAACTGGTTATTGGCTCCTTTTGAAACTCTCCTGAATCAATACTTCGTTCTTAATGGATATCCTGATGGGTGGAATGTTAAGCTCACTATTCCCTTATGGGAAGAGGATAAAACCGAACTAAAACTAAAACAGGGAGATGCCGCTTGGAAATGGGGTGTAGCTGGACCAGACGAACTAAGGGCGCTGGCAGGATTGGAACCCGCAGACGCTAAAAAATGGACTGAAATAAATACATTTTACAGTTCACGGGTTATGACTCCTGCACAGTTTTCTAAACATGTTCATCAAGAAGGCGAAGGGGAGCCTCTTGACCCACTCGCGGAAGAACTGGCTGGAAAATTAGAGGATGATATTGATAAGCTGAGTGAAGAAATTTTAAAGGGGCTAGCAGCGTGATCCCAAAACTAGACCCTGCCGAACTGGACCCCGATTCAAATATTCCAGATGAACTGCTGTCTATCCTCATAGTTTCAATTCCATTTTTTGAGAGATCGAGAATAGATAACATCGTTGCAGGCGCATCAAAAGAGTATCTCACGGGCACTCAAACGGCATATAAACGACTTCAAAAAAAGTTTGTAGCCAAGGAAGTTAAAAACGAGGTTTCCTCTTTCTTAAAAACGTATCAAAAACAACTGAATGACGGATACACTGTTATCCAGGGAGAAAAGGTATACTGGCTCAGGGACAGGACATTAAAAGAGAGACAGAATATTTTTGATCTAATTTCAGAAGGAGTAACTAAAGGGAAGTCTCCTGATGTTGTAAAAAAAGAGTTTCAGGATTATTTTGGAATGCAAAAAAGACAGGCTGAGAGAATAGCACGCACTGAAACCGCATATGTCCAGGCAAATGGTAGGGACAACGGATATAAAAGGTTCGAGGTCGAGCGGGTAAAATGGTTATTGGGCCCGAATCCATGCCCGGAATGTCAAGATTATGGTAACAAGGTCTATACTTGGGACACGTTGCCTAGAAATCAGCCGGTTCACCCCGACTGTACGTGTGACCTCTACCCCGTCATTGATTAACCGTGTTTTTAATAGAGCGAGGGGTCTTTAATCTGTCTATAAACGGCCCCCCTGCTCATAGTTCCTTAATTAGTATATACTTTTCTATATGTATTCTTATCTATGGGTAACAATTAATTGTTTCCACAGACTAACATTTAAATAGTTGTATACTTATAAACATATATAATAAAATTATATTTATTGGGTGTACTATGACAGAAGTATTCCAAAGCTTTTCTACCCCTCTCTATAATGTTCACGATGCTATCATCCAAACACTTGATAGATTTCTTGGATACGATAACCGGGGATACCCTCAACTATACCCCGCAGATGTTTATGAAGCGGCACTTAACACAGTTACAAATTCGAGGATAATTTATTCCCCCCTTGGAATACACCCTGACCCCTATGCATATGATCTCGATCCCGAAAACGCAGTAAAAGAAATCGGGGGGCGATTTGCGGGGAAAATCCTCCAACCATATGTAGACAAAACGGGGCATCCTACCACAAAGGGAAAGCTTGCATTAGAACCAGATCCAGAATTAGAAGATCTGATAGCAAATGGGAAACTATCTTTGAGCCCTTCGGTGTTTGCAACGTATGACGAAACGGGAACGAATGTTATCACTGTGCGTTTTCAAAATTTGCTTATTTTCCCTGAAATCCCAGGCGGCCCGGTAGTTCCCGGTGACCCTGGGACTATCTTTCTTAATACAAAACCAAATCAAGGTACAATCATGACTGAAACCATTGAAAAACCGGTGATTGATCCGGCTATCACAGCACAGCTTCAGGAACTTGCACAGCAGTTTTCAGTATTCAAGTCTGAAATTGCTGCTACAAAGAGCGAAGCCGAAGGGCTCAAAGCACAGCTCTCCGCGAAGGATGAAGAACTCGCAAAAGAACGAGATGAAATTGCAAAGGAAAGAGAAACTTTCGCACAGTTCACAGCAAAACTCGAAGAAGAGAAACAGGCAGCCGTTGAGAGAGAATTCCAGGGGCTGATCCACGATCCTCTTTTCCCTGAAGGGCTCCTGAAGGCTGAAAACGCTGAGACTGTTCTCAGAGAGGAATTCACTGTTTCTCCGGCACAGTTTACAAGAAGAGTGCTGTCTGTAGCTTTCCTGCAAAACAAATTCTTAGATAAAAGCGGAGAGCAGGGTCAGCAGTTCACAACCCTGAAAACGGAAGAAAGTGAAATCTGGACTAAGGGCAAATCCATGTTTGAAAAACTCGGCCTGAAACCTGAAGATATCCAGAAGGTGATCTGATGACCGCAGCAGCAGCAGACAGGGACGCTGGAAGGAAAGACGGTGAACTTGTGCAGGGTGGTATTGCAGCATCTACTACTGTATACAAGGGTACACTTGCAGGTTATAGCTCAACAGGTTACCTTGAACCAAAGGACGCAAGCGGAAACGTTTTCGCAGGTGTGTTTTATGAGGGCGGTACATGTGGGACTACAGCAGGGGCAGTAAAAGCAAGAGTAGAAAGGAAAGGAAGTTTTGAGTTTATTCTTGCAAATGCCGCAATAACCCACATAGGGGATGAGCTTTATGCAGTTGACGATCAGACAGTAGCAACAACCGGAACTCATAAAGTCGGACGCGCATCAGCTTTTTTAAATGCTGGTAAAATTTACATTGATATAGGGGGCTACTGCTAATGGGAAACGTTAATTCGGATTTTAGTTCAACCCTCCTTGAAGTTGGGCTGAAGGCAATTTTCAGGCAGGAATACGAAAAACCAGAGGACAACTCCTGGAAACAGATCTCAATGATCATGCCCTCAACAGGGTATAACGAGACATACGGTTTCCTGGGTGCTACACCCGCAATGCGTGAATGGCTCGATGAGAGGATACCTACTGGTCTTCAGGCAAAGCCTTTCAGCATTGTTAATAAAGATTTTGAATCCACAATTGAAGTGGACAGGAACACTCTGAAAGATGACCGTTACGGGGAAATCGTGGTACAGGTGCAGATGCTCGCTGAATCTGCCCGTAGATATTATGGAGAAAGGGCGTTTACCGTACTCACCGAAGGGGACCAGAGCACTTATGGGCTATGTTATGACGGAAATGAGTTTTTTGACACTGCTCACAAAGAAGGAACGTACTATACCACGAATCAGAGCAATCTCGGAAGTTCTGCACTCTCTGAAACTGCGCTCTCTGCCACCCGTGCAGCAATGAAAAAGTTCAGAAATGACAGAGGTAAGAAAATAGGGACAACCCCCGATACCCTGATAGTAGGTCCAGATCTGGAATCCCTCGCAGTCCAGCTTACCAAGTCCGGAACTACAGACTCAAGCGGGAACGGAACTGGTTCGGCTACAGGACTTATAAACCCCAGCCAGAATCAGTACAAAGTCCTTGTAACTGAATTCTTTGAGGACGACGATTCCTGGATTCTTGCAAAAACCGGGGGAATTAACAAACCTCTCATCTTCCAGAACAGGCAGGACACTGAATTTGCAGCACTCGAAGGAAACACTGAGCAGGGATACATGAGGAAGAAATACCTTTACGGTGTTGACAATCGGTTTGAATTCGGCTATGGTAACTGGAGAACCGCTTACATGCATGTTCCGTGAGGTCCCTAAATGCCAGCCTTAATCCGGGTTAATGATGGTTCATTATGGGACGCAGAATCCCAACCAAACCCAGAAGCCCACGGCAATCAGAGCAGGAATAGTTTCCTCTGGAATTGCTACCATCATAAACTCGGCCAATTTTTCCAGAACCAGGTTAAAGATTCAATTTTAAGGGCCATAGCTGCAATTCACCAACGGAATGAATATTCTTTCGATGGTGATTTTTTAGTCTTGCAGAGCGCCTTATACGGAGCCGTAAAGACTCACATACAGCACGACGCAGAGAGGAAACAGCCGTTCATGTTGGAGGCTGCTGATATTCTCTGCTATTACGCGCAGAATGAAAACGAGTTGAAGCGGCTCCAAAAAAACAAATTGTTCAAAACGTCTGTAGATTTTGCACACCGGGGCATTTTGAGATATGATTCTGAAGCATTCCTGTATGAGGATGTTAGGCTTCAGACACTTGATACCCTTTTGAAAGCAGGAAATGAAGATATCGGGAACAGTGAGTTACTTTCAAAAGTATTTGATATTTGTCTTTTCCTGATGAAAGAGGATATCTACTACCGCCCCCGCTGGATTCACATTCTACAGGATATCTGCGGAACAGTGGGGAGTATTTCTGATGGTTCTAATCACGTTTTGAATACTCTGTATAGTATTTGTATTGCATCTCATGATTTTAAGTTGACTGCTATTGAAAAAGCAAACATAGAGGACTGGCACTGATGAAATTTTGGAACTCGATTTCTCAGGCTTTTGAAAACATGGAAAAATCCTATACTGAATGGTGGAACTCGTTGACAATTGAACAACAGCAAGCCTATTCTTTATATGATGATTCGTGCTGGTGGAAAAGATGACTGTTGCCCTTGATCCCGATTGGATTGCAGACATTTCAATGGATACATACAGTGTTTCAATAGTTACCTCCGCGACTTGCATTAGTCCAGATAGGTATGCTCGATATCTTGCTATTATCTCTGATGCTACATATGGAAGGTTAGCACAGGATAAACTTCTGAATTCAGATGGCAGTTTGAAGGGAGGAGCTGAACCACTCGCAGCTCTTCTTATTTGTGATTTAATCCAGAGTGGACCAGTTTCAGAACTTGGGATTATGTCCGAAAATTATGGAGGGGACTACTCATATCAAAAATCTGCATTAGTAGCAAGAGATGTAAAATCAGCTTTCATGCAGAAATATGAATCTCTTCTTGCAACTTTTAAAAAGGGAGTGTATTCAAGTTCTGGGGCAGTTAGGAAAGATTATGAAATCGAATTCGCGAAACTGAGCCAGGGTACACCATCACGAGTGGAAGACTCTTCGAGTAATTATCCAACGATCTAATCCAGAAGGTACGCTATGTTCCTGAAACTGTCAAAAACGTGTACTATCGAAACCGTGTCATCACAAACAGGACACCATGCCGGTACATATGGACCCCCTCTAACAGTTTCATGCAATTATAAACTTGAACATGAGGTCTCCGAAGAAGGAAATATAATTGTAACTTCTGGATGGGCGGTTTTGCCAGCCGGGACGGTTGTAACACACAATTCAAGGATTACAGTTGGAGGTTTTCAACCCCCTATTATACTAATTAAAAATATCACAAATTATAGAACGGATGAAATAAAAGGTATTAAGCTTGAATTAGGCAAATCTGGGGGCTAATAAATGCCTGGGTCAGCTCAATGTATTGCAAAATTAGCACTCAAACAGAAACAGTTTGAAAGTTTAGGAAGAAAAGGACTGCAAGAGTGTACCCTTGAAGTATTGGGTAGATCTAAAGAAATGTGCCCAGTGAAGACTGGAAAACTTAGACGTTCTGGAAATACAAGAATTATAAAGAATACAATTACTAATTTTTATATGCGGATATCATACCCAGTAGTATATGCGGCAGCCGTTCACGAAATCCCTATGCAGCATAATGTCGGGTCCATGAAGTATCTAGCCACCCCATTTAATTTGATGTCTCACAGACTACTGAAAACGCTAGAAGCGGAGATGAAAAAAGCAATATGAGCTGGATAGATGACATCGGATCTTACTTACAAACTCAGGGGATCGGGACACTAGGAACTGATCTTTTTTATGAAAATTTCGACTCTTCAGCTACTAATTGTATAGCCCTGATCGCTCAAGCCGGGCAGAGTCCCAAGACAACTCTCCGAAATACAATGACTCTAAAAAGGCCAGAACTCGGTGTGCGGGTTCGGAATCAAAACGATTCGGATGCACATACAAAAGCAGAGTCTGTTTACAATTTATTAAATCACACTTATAATACTACTCTAGGAAGTACCCGGTTCAAAAGCATAAAAGCGATTGCCGAACCGTTCTTTGTATCTCAATCTAAAAATAATTCTTACATATATTCAATAAATTTTATACTTGAAATAGGCTGATATCATGGCAAAAGAGCACATTGACACGACAGAATCAACGGTCTCCATAGACGGAACCGTGATTGATGGAATTACCCCCGGCTCTATTCCGTTTCCGAAACCCAGCCGAGACACGAAAGACGTAACCACGATGAAGGACATTGTCCGGAAGAAAGGACTCAAAATTCTTGATCCGGGATCTGCTTCTTTCTCTGGAATCTACATTCCGGGGGATGCCGGGCAACTGGCGCTTATAGCGGCTTCTGATGACCTCCAGGAACACACAATCCAGATTAACATTGCAGAGGCAGGGATTGTCTATGAGTACCAAGCATATGTTTCCACCTCTTATCCATCCGAGGAAGACGAAAACACACTCATGTTCAATGTAGACCTCGAAGTTACGGGGGGATTCCTGAAAACCACGACCTACGCGGGAATTACTTCCATAGAAGGGGCGGCGGCTGGGATAACTTACTGTCCCTCCACAATGAGTTCTGCGCTTGCCTCTGGTGATAACGATACTGTGATAAAAGAGACTACAGGAATCACAAGTGACACTATCAAAGTAACAGCAGCT